CAGATTGATGACATCTGCGAAAGGCAGTTCTATCAGACCGTTGGTGCGACCAGAATCTTTGCCCCCAGAGACAGTTTCGTGTGCGAAATTGATGATTTGGTCAGTCTTACCAGTCTAAAAACCTCCACCGCTGCTGATGGAGTATTCGATGTGACTTGGGCAGCTAAGGACTACCAACTAGAGCCACTCAACAGTCTTGCTGGGGGCATTCCCTCTCCTGCTACACAAATCAGAGCTATTGACGACTATTGGTTCCCTCTTGCAATGGAAGAAGCAACCGTGCAGGTAGTTGGAACATTTGGTTGGAGCTCAGTGCCACGAGCAATCAAGATGGCAACGATTCTTTTGTCCATGAGACTTTACAAGCGTATGGATTCACCACTTGGTGTTGCTGGCGTGGGCGAACTGGGCGTTATCCGTGTAAGCCGTATTGACCCAGACATCGAAGCCTTGATTATGCCATTCAAGAAAATGAGGATGGCTTAGTGAGCATCAGTGACATCAGAGACGGCTTAGCAACTAACCTAGCTACCATCCCTGGGCTGAGAACAGCGTCTGAGCTAATTGATAATCCAAGCCCTCCAGTGGCTTTAGTTGGCTTGGAATCAGTTGAATACGATCAGGCTTATCAAAGCGGTCTAAACCTTTATACATTCACCATCACGGTAATAGTTGGTCGTGCAGCAGAACGCACGATGCAAAGAAAGCTTGATTCTTACATGTTTCCTTCAGGCGAGCAGTCTGTCAAGGTTGCGGTAGAATCAGACAGGACACTATCGGGTTTGGTTCAAGACCTTCGGGTTGTGAGCTCAGGTTCGGTGGGGTCTATAACCATAAACGACCAAACCTACTTGGCGGCTGAATTCACAGTCACCGTCTATGCATAAAAGGAGATAAATTGGCAAAGTTCATTGCTACAGGCACCAAGGTGACCTTGAACGGTAACGATTTCTCCAGCTCGTGTGCGAGAGCAGAGCTGGTGATCAACGCCGCCGAGGTGACCACAACAGATTTCGGTTCAAATGGCTGGACTGAAGTTATTGGGGGCCTAAAATCAGGTCAGGTTTCACTTGACTTCCACAGCGACTTTGGAACAGGTGCTGTATCCCGTATTTTCCAGCCTTTAGTTGGAACAATCGGAACAGTAGTTCTAATCGCTGCTAACGGAACTGCTGCATCGCAGAACACCCCTGCATATACAGCAACCGTGCTAATCAACAGCTTCACCCCAGTTAGCGGTGCAGTTGGAGACCTAAGCACATTCTCAGTTACCTTCCCGACCACCGGAGAAGTTAGCTACGCAACTGCATAAGGAGCAAAATTGAAAATCAACCTACAAGTTACTTACGAGAATGGAACTAAGAAGCTCGTTGTTTGCAACGCAGCAGATCTAGTTGCTTTCGAAGATAAGTATGAAGTATCAATTTCAGCTATCGGAGCCGAGACCAAGTTGAGCCACTTGCTCTTCTTGGCTTGGCATTCCGAGAAGCGAACCGGCTCGACAAAAGACGACTTCGACAAGTGGCTGGAAACAGTTGCTTCGGTTGGAGATTCTGACAGCGACCCAAAATAAGGGGGCTGGGGGATTCCTCAGCTCACTGGTTTATCGCTGGTCTTGCCGTAGAAACTGGCATAGCACCTAGCGTTTTGATGCAAGAATCAGAACGCATGCTATGGACTATGCATAGATGGCTTGTAGCAAGAAACATGCCTAAATAGGGAAGCCGCCCTTCGGGGCGGTTTTTCTTTTAGCGGTAAACTTGTAAGGATTGATTGGCGGTAATCTTGGCTTTTCCCAAAATAGCAACAGAACTAGGCATGAAGTCTGGGGGATTCGGTTCAGCCAACACTCTGCGAATTGAGATTACTAACTGGAATGAAGTCATGGCGGTTATCAAAGACCTTGACCAGACTTACATCAAGACCCTTAGAAGAGACTTCCGAGAGATAGGTAAAGACGCTCAGGGAGCTGTCAAAAGGGCTATTCCAAACAAAGCCAACCCGCCTATGTCAGGTATGCGTCAGGTGCACTTTGGTCGCTTGGCTTGGGGTAGCACGCATGGCAAGGGAGCAAAGCCCTCTAAGTCGGTTCTAATTCAGTTGCCAAATACCCGTAAAAAGAAATACCGTGAGATGGAAAGAATCCCCATTCTTCGGTTGCAAATCGGATCTCCAGCCACAGTTCTATTTGACATGGGTGGTCGTGCAAGATACGCCAAGGGCCGTAAGGGCCTAACCCCTATCTATGACTACATGTATACAATCAACGGTCAAAAAGTCCCAGGCAAGCGTCAGCACCGTGTAGTGCCAATGGCCTTTGCAAAAGGAACTGCAAATGCTAAGAGCAAACTACAAATGACTGCTTCCCGCATTGTCTACCCAGCAGCAGAAAAGGCAATGCCAGCAGTTACTCGTAAAATTAGACAAAAGATTTTTGAAATCAATCAGAAGATTGAACTCGAGTTGCTAAGGAAGAGCTAAATGGCAGGAAAGATAAATGTCAATCTAACCACGATTGTCCAAGGCTTTGCTCGTGCTACTCAGCAGTTCAATCAACTCGGTCAGGGCATCAATAACCTTGGTAAGGCAGCAGGTTTAGCCGGTCTAGCATTTACCGCATTCCAGGTCGGAATGAGGGGTGCCGACTTTGCGGTTGATGCCATCTCTGGAGCTAGAGACCTTGAGCGTAACCTGCTCGGTCTCAAGTCTGTATTTGAGGAAGTCACTCCTCAGATGCGTAACTTTTCTAAAGTTGCCATAGATGTTGGTCTATCTCAAAACGAAGCAGCTAAGGCTTCAACATTTATTGGTTCGGTTCTAAAGCAATCTGGCTTTTCGATTGAAGAAACTGCCGACCTAACTGAGCGTCTGGTTAGGTTGGGAACTGACCTATCGCTGACCTATGGATACGATGTTCAAGAAGCTTTGTTGGGTATGACTGCTCTCTTCCGTGGAGAGTATGACCCGATTGAGAAGTTCGGTGTTGCTCTGAAGCAATCCGAAATCAACTCGGAACTAGCAGCAAGAAAACTAGATCATCTGACTGGTGCAGCTAGAAGATTTGCAGAACAGCAAATCCGTGTAGAGCTTCTATTCCAGCGATCTGCCGATGCCCAGGGTGCATTTGAGCGTGGCACTGGAACCCTTGCTGTAGAACAACTCAAGCTGGCTGCCACCTTCAATAACATGCGTGACACGGTTGCATTCAATCTGCTACCTGCCCTAGGACAGCTCACACAATCTTTGCGGGAATCACTTGAAGGCTATGAGCCTGAAATCAAAGAGATTTTCAATGACCTAGTTCCAATCATCCAGAGCCTAAACACAACGCTGATGCCAGCTCTTGCCAAGCTGGGTATGGCTGTTATTGAAACATTCGGTCAGGTAGTCAAGCTAATTGGAGCCATGCTTGACCCCACAACTAGGGTTGGCGAATCCGTCTCGGCACTATTTATCCAGATACAGTCGCTCTTCCAGACAATCACTGGCGAGCAGTTAACTATTGAAGCTGTATTTGCTGGTATTACCGAGGCTGTTCGGTTTGTGGCAGATGCTATTCAAAGCGTTATTTACTTGGTTGAAAACACGGTCATTGGCCTCAAGGTCTTGGGAGACATGGCTTATGCCTTCTTTACTGGAGACTGGAGCAGACTACTCAATACTGACTGGACAGGCCAGATAAAGTCTCAAATTGCCATCAAGGATGCTGTAAATGCTCAAAGACTTGCAGTTGTTCAGCTCAATCAAGAGATTGCTAATCAGAAGGATGCTCTTGAGCGAGGCAACCGAGCTTGGGCTAATTCATGGATGGCCCGTGGTGAGTGGGCTATCAAAGAAGGTCTTGTTCCTGACCCTAAGCAGATAATCACTGGCACGGATTCAGATGCCGATACAAAGACCAAGAAGGCAATCAAAGACTATGTTGCCGACTTCCAAAAGAATCTACAAGATGAAATTCAAAAGCAGACCGCTACTGAGCAGCTAAGGCTTCGTGGTGCTTCTGAGGGCTTGATTAGCTCCATCCTTGCTGGTGAAGGCTGGATGAAGGTTTGGCAGCAAATCAAGTCAGGCAAGATTGTTCTTGCAGACCTACAAAATCAGTTTTACAGGACAGCAGCTGGAGCTAAAGAACTAGCAGCAGAAGCTAAAAAAGCCGCCGATGAAATAGAACAATATAACGAAGAAGTTACCGCAATCGATACACGCCTTGAGGAAGAACTAAAGGCGATTGCTGAAAAGGCTAAAGAAGCCAGGATGGGCTTTGCTGATCTTTTGGCTGGCTTTGATGTTTTACCAACCATTGAGCGTGCTATGGGCAGGTTTGAGGAGCAATTTGTTTCTCAGCTTGATTCCATCGAAAACGCACTCAAGTCTGCATTCCAGAATAAAGACCTTCTACAAGAGGGCTATGACAACCTCCGTGCTTATGCACGAGCTGAGCTTGCTGAGCTTCAAAAGATTGGTCGTCAGCGTGACGAACTAGCCGAGCGATTCGACCTAGCCAAGGGCTTGATTGATAACTACAAGCGAGCCTTTACTGCTGTCCTTGATCTAACCTCACTATTCGGTCAGCTAAAAGAAGAGACTGAGACCCGCACCGTAACCTCCGTAAGCCGTGCTCTGATGCGTCTGGGAGGCTCTATGCGAGAGTTTGAGGTCACAATCTCTTCTACCTATGAAGAGACCATAGGTGGCATCCAAAACAAGACACAAGGCATCCTAGAGGGCTTTAGGGCTATGGCTGAGAAGGCCCGCACCTTTGCCGAGAATCTACGCAAGCTCCGTGATATGGGATTGAACGGCATGCTATTCAACCAGTTGGTCGAGGCTGGTATTGAGGCTGGTGGAGAAACTGCCCAGGCTCTAGTAGAGGGTGGCAAGGACACAATCAATGAGCTCAATGATTTGTTTGAAGAGATTGATGCTGTAGGTGGTTCTCTAGGTGAGGAAGTTGCTTCTTCGCTCTACGGCACTGGCATTGACATGGCTAACGGGCTACTCGAGGGTATTCGGTCAAAGCAAGCTGAGCTGGAGAATCAAGCTCGTGTCATGGCTCAAGCCTTCAACGCCGCCTTCCAAGCATCTCTGAGCGTTCAGGTAGACATTGCTGCCAAGGCTGCTGCCGATGCTGCTAGGGCAACTGCTGCTAGCGAGATTGCTGCTATTCCAGTCCCAGAGGCCCTCAAGGAGCCGCCAAAGATTGATCAAGCTGCTCTGACGAGAATCCGTGAACTAATTGCTCAAGCAAGTGCCTACATAACTAGCGTAGGAGACGCTACAAAACGAGCTGGTGCTGAAGTCAAGAGAAACATCTACAGAAGCCTTGAAGCAGATATTGAAGCAGGTAGAGCCATTGACCTATCGGGTATTCGGTCAGGTATGAGCACGGCAGAGCTTGCTGCTGCTGCCACAGCTGCTGGAGGAACCACAGTCAATAACTATTATGTGAATGTCACAGCAGACAGCAGAGTAAGCGGTGCCAGAGCAGGTGAGGCGACAGTCGAGGCTCTGACTAAGTTTGGAGCTATAAACGGAAACTTCAATGTATCGGTGGCTATCTAATGGCAATGCCAATCGAGAAGGTTGAAGTAGGTTTCGACACTAGCTTCTCTGGAGCAGGAAACTTCTTTGTTCTTGACGATGCTACAAAGGGTCAGCTAGATAATACTTCCTACCCATTGGGCGGATTGACTTTTATTGATGTTACTGACAGGGTAAGAAACTTCAGCATCTCTAGGGGTCGCTCTAACCTATTCTCAGCCTTCCCAGCGGGTCAGCTAAATGTTGAGTTCAATAACCACGACAGGGCTTTCGATCCGCTATACGCTCAGTCGCCATTCGCCGGCAACATCGTGCCTAGGCGTGAAATCCGTGTATCAACAGACGATGTAGTTCAGTATGTCGGTTGGATAGATGACTGGGGATTCAGCTATTTGCCCAACGGAGATTCGGTTGCAGAAGCTATCGCCTATGACGCTACAAGCATTATCTCTGGTCAGACCTTGGCTGCTGGAACACCCACTGCCCAGCTCACAGGTGCTCGTGTTTCTAACATCCTTGACCAAATCAACTGGTCGCCAGAGGAAAGAAACATAGAAGCAGGTGTAGCAACCCTAGGCACGGCAGTAATTGATGCCAATACAAATGCTATGAATTACCTACAGACCATTGCTCTATCTGAGCCAGGCTTGGTATTCGTAGACAAGATTGGTCGTCTAACTTTCCTAGATCGCACGCAAAGCCCTACCTCTACAGGCTTAGTTCAGTTCGGTGGAACAGGCATTCCATTCCAGTCGGTAGATGTCAGCTATGGATCTGACAACCTCTACAACGAAGTAGTCCTAGACCGAGTAGGTGGAGGAACGGCGACAGCCACAGACACCCAAAGTGTCACAGATTACGGTCTTAGAACCCTCAGTCAGTCTGGCCTATTGCTGAATACCGACCTAGCCCTAGCAGAACTCGCCTTAGTGCTCGCCCAGCAATACTCACAGCCTGAATACAGATTCAGCAGCCTAGAGGTCGCTATTCACAAACTTGACCCCGCTGAGCAGGAAGATGTGCTGGGCTTAGAGCTCGGTTCGATAGCAAAGATAGTTTTCACCCCTAACGGCATAGGAGACGCAATCCAGCGTTTCGTGCAGGTAATCTCAATAAATCACACGGTAAACCCACAAAACCACTTTGTAGAGTTTGGCTTCCAGTCACTTGACGCTGCCTATCTAGTCCTAGATGATGCAGAGTTTGGTAAGCTAGACCTATACAGTTTGAGCTGGTAAGGAAATCATGGCAGGTCTCGGCTATAAAGTATTCACAGCGGGCGAAGTTCTAACCGCCGCTAATGTCAACGGCTATTTGATGGAGCAGTCTGTCATGGTCTTTGCTGGCACTGCTGCCAGAGGATCAGCCCTAGGAACTGCTGTAGCAGAGGGCATGGTTTCATACCTGACCGACAACAACATCATTGAGGTTTATTACTCAAATAGCTGGCATTCAATCAGCAAGTCAAGGGTTAACTCAGTTACTGCTGCCTATACGGCAACAGCTAATGACGCAAACGATGTCATCTATGTCTCTGGCACCGCTGCCGTGACCGTCACAGTCCCAGACCTTTTTGACATTGGTGATCGCATTGACATCTGGCGTAACGCTGGCGGAACTGTAACCATCGCCGCAGGAACAGGCGTAACCGACTGGGCTGGTGCAGGAACAGCGGGAACAGCCGTCACCTTCAAGATTGACCAGACCTACAATGCCGCAACTGTTCAAAAGGTTGCAGCTAACACCTACCGAGTAGTTGGAAAGATAACTGCATAATGCCTATTCCTTTAGGAGTTCTTGCTGTTGCGGGAGCAGGAGGCGGTGGCGGGGCTGCTGGTAATGCTTATGAGTGGCTTGAAACCGCTCTTCCATCAACGGGCGATTCAACAGTTACTTTTTCTAACCTGAATACAACTTACGGAAGCACTTATCAGCATCTTCAATTAAGAATTGTCTCAAAGCGTGGTTCTAATCGTTTCGGTGTTCAATTCAATGGTGATACAGGTTCAAACTATGCTATGCACTTTCTTTTTGGAACAGGTTCGACTGTTTCATCGGGAGCAACTACTAGCACAACAGCTATAACGACAAATGTTGGAAGAACCGCAGGTGGGGACAGCTCTGTTGGAGCTTCTATTGTAGATATTCTTGACCCATTTGAAACCACAAAAAACACTACCGTTCGCTCTCTAACTGGTAATCAGCTTCAAGGTTTAATTGTGCTTTATTCGGGAGTTTGGCTAAATACAAATGCACTAACTTCTCTGAGCGTTGTTCAAACAGAGCCATCTTCGGGAGTTTCGACTTGGGAAACTGGCACTCGCATCTCCCTATATGGAATGAGGTCTAGCTAATGCCTACTGCACTTCCAACACTTCAAGAACTCGGTGGCTGTGTCTTTACAAAGCCAGCCAACAAGCATGGCTACGGCATCAAGTTTGTCAATGGCAAGCAAGAAAAAACACATCGCTTGGTTTATCAGCAAGCCTACGGAGAAATTCCTGAAGGTATGCAAGTTGACCACATCTGCCACAATGTTGCAGTTGCTCACGAAATGTGTCTTGGCGGAAAGTATTGCATTCACAGAAGTTGCATAAACCCAGAACACCTCAGACTTGTCACGCCACAGGAAAATCAGCTAGAGGGGATGGCTGGACTTCGCAACAGGAAAAAATGTAAGAACGGACACAACCTTGCCGAAGTTGGTATTCTTACAAGAAAAAGACCAAATGGTAAGACTGGACAGTTGTGTGCAGAGTGTTTCAAGATAAACAACCGCAATGGTCAAAGAAGATTTATAGAGAAGCGAAGGGCAGGTAAGTAAAATTCCTACGGCTACTTATATTGCTTTGGCTAATATCACCCTGACTGCAACTGATACAGATGTAACCTTTGATTCAATACCTGCAACATATCGTGACCTTGTTGCAGTAGTTGAGGGTGAACTCAGCACAGCTAACACCCCTGACTTGCAGATGAAAATAAATGCAGACAGCTCAAACTATTCGCAGGTCTATATGCGTGGTAATGGTTCGGCTACAGCATCAGGAACTTATACAGCTATCTATCTGAATTCAGCTGCTACTTGGCAGTCTGGTCGCAGATACAATCACCTAGTTCACATTATGGATTATTCGGCAACAGACAAACACAAAACAGTTTTGGCTCGTGGTAACTGGGCTGGCGGAGACATAAACGCAACAGCTTCAAGATGGGCAAGCACTAACGCTGTTACTTCAATTAGCTTTACGGTTGCACAAGGTTCGTTCGCTATTGGAACAACCTTTGCCCTTTACGGAATAGTGAGCTAGACATGAGTGCTTGGACAGTTATTGCACATACTGAGTTGGGTTCCGCTCAGGCAGCCATCACTTTTTCCTCTTTGTCTGCGAGCTACACCGACTTATTGCTTGTTTACAGCACAAGAGCATCAGTCGCAGATGGTGGTGTCAGGGTAAAAATAAACACCTCAACTTCCAATTTCACCATCAGGGCCTTGCAAGGAAGCGGAAGTGCGGCTAGCTCTTATTCGGAGACCAACTACATTGGAGTTAGCGTAGATAGCAGCATGACCGCAAGCACCTTCGGTAATGGAATGTTGTATTTTCCAAATTATGCTTCATCGGCTGCTAAGTCATTTTCTAATGACCTTGTGTCGGAAAATAATGCAACTGCGAGCTTCCAAACAATATCCGCTGGACTTTGGAACCAAACTACAGCTATAAACGCTGTTGAAATTTATGCAGTTAGCGGTAATTTTGTTCAATATAGCTCCGCAACCCTCTACGGCATTACCAAGGGTGCAAGCGGTGGAGTTACAGTTAGTTAGAAGCAGGTAGAATAAAAACATGACAGACAGACCAACACGCCTAGTTGTAGATTGCAGCCTTCCCGAAGGCCACCCTGACAAGGTGCA